TCATTTGGAAGGCTTGGCGATAGCCCCGACGCGCCGATAAACGCGCTCGGTAATTCCCTCTCTCGAGTGGCCCAACAGCACGCTTGCATCGCTCAGGTCGTTGATCTCCGAGGCCGCCTTCGGTCGGATGTCGCGGAACTGGAACTGGGCGATTCGGTTGGCGAGGTCCGGCTTCTTCTCGACCTCGGCTTTCACCCTTGCGTCCTCGCGGGCGTCTGCCCACCGGTTGCGCAACATTGGCCAACTCATGCGCTTTCCGTGCTCGTTGACGATGAAGAACGGCGACAAGTGTTCGCTGGTCCTGTGCATGATTCGCTCGAGCAGCAGGCCCAGGCTGTTCTTCACTCTATCCACTTCCAGGACGATCCTCAATCGCTTGCCGGTCTTGCCCTGGCTGACCAGAAGGTAGATTCCCTCCATATCGTCCTTACGCATGGACAGTACGTCCGATGGCCGCTGACCAGTCAGGTAGGCCAAGTCCATCGCATCCTTCAGCTCCGGTGTAGCCTCCTCGTACACGGCCTGCCACACTGTTTCGTTGGCGTAGAAGTCGCGCGGTTTCTCCTTGTTCTTCCTTACGCCCAGGCACGGGTTGTCCCGGGTGGTAAGCCCCCATTCCCTCACCGTGTTGAATACGTGGGAGAGCAGGGCGATTTCCCTGTTTGCCCTGGTCTTCGCCGACCGCGAGTCGCGGTACTGCGCGATCATGGCCGGAGTGATGGCGTCGATCGGCGCCGAGTCGAACACATTGCGCAGCTGCTTGAGCTCGTAGATGTTGTCCTTCTGGGTCCTGACGGCCTTGCCTGGGATGATCTTGAGCAGGTACTCGTCGAAGATCCCCTTCATCGTGGTCAGTTCTTTCGGCACAGACTTGGCCTCCAGCTCCGCCCACTTCAGCTTGGCCTTCATCAAGTCATTGCCGAGGAAGATGTCCTTGCCCGACTTGTCTCTGTAGTACAGGGCCTCCCACACCTTGCCATTGGCTTTTTGTCTCTTGCGGCGATACATACCTGGTGGCAGGTCGCGATTCTCGGTCTTCCTTGGGCGCATTTCACTTCACTCGGGAAAAATCAGGGGTCCAGGCGGGTGCTGGTGGAGGGGCTGCTACGACCGGCACGGTGTCGATCACCACGCCGCTGAGCTTCTGGCGGGCGTACTGGCGGCCAACCAGTGGCCTGCCGCCGCGGCTCTCTACGAAGTGCCAGCCTTTTTCTGTGAGCCAACGGCGCTGCCACGCCCGGGGTTTGTAGCCGGTGATCGCCACCAGCTCTTCGTCCGAAAGGATCTCGGTTTCCATGGGATGGTCTCCACGCCGCCAGTGGCGGCAGGTTGGTGGTCAGGTCAGAAGCACGTCGCGCACGACTTCCCAGAGCCGGGCAGCTGGCCACTGGAAGCGGTCGAAGTCGGTGTCTGGCTGGATGCCGTAGCGGCAGGTTGAGTGGGCGCCGGCCGGGTACTCGCCGCGCTTCTGCATGATGGTGGCCACGCGGCCGTCACCGCCTGGCTCGGTCCGGTGATACTCGTAGGCCCTTGTGGTGTACACATCGCCGGCTGCAATCGTGCAGGTGGAGTGCTGAACCATGTTGGCCCTACCATCTGGCGTCCATGGTCTTCCGCCGCCAGCCTGCCGCGGCCCTTCATGCAGATAGAGAACGAATTCGCCTTCATCCAGCCGGCGCATGTCGTAACAGTGGTTGATCTGCTTACCGACCAGTACCCGCGACACGAAGTTGAAGCGGTGGTCGTGGATTGCCGAGTGCTCGAAGCAGTTGCGGCGCGGTAGTTCTGGGTGCCACACGTGCAGGCGCTGATCGCCCTGCAGCTGGACTTGGACGAAGCCCGGGCCGTGGAGCGTGATTTTGTCCGTCATCACGTCGTCGATGATCATGGCAATAGATCTCCTCGCCCGCGCGGTACCCGGCGGGTTTGATTAGTAATGGAGGGGTTGAACGGCAGGATTGAAATGCATAGGATCGGGCCCTTCACCACACCTAAAGGAGAAGGGCCAGTGGCAACTACGAATGATGCTATTCAGCAACTGATTAAAACCATGAATGCTATATCGGGCGTCCAGCTCGAGCTTAAGGTCGCAGCTGCTGAAGGGCTTGGCCATGCCGGTGGTGAAGATGCGCGTGCTGCATTAATTAAAATTGTTACCGCCATCTCAGGTACGCCGTTAGAGCTGAAGGCCGCAGCTGCAAGAGCGTTGGGGCGAGCGGCTAGAGGTTGATTTCCCTCATGCGCGCTTGAATGATCACTGTGTGAGTTCCTTCGGAACCTTCATGGTGGCGCCGCGCTTGTGGTAGACGATGGCTCGTCATGCTGCGTCGGCCCGGGTATCGCCGGGCTGGCGATCGAGCACCGCCCTGGACACGCGGGCCAGCCAAGCCCACCTCCAGCCTCGCTCGATCCATATCCCGTGCTTCTCGATCAGCGCTTTGTCCTGGCTTTCCACCTTTACCAGGTCGCGCCCACTAGTGCACTGCTCGATGGCTGGATCTTCTTCGCCCTCCGGCACCAGCTCATGGATCTTGCCGTGCACCACTGAAACCCACGCGATTGCGAAGTGATCGCCGGCTGTCTTGGGGGAGTAGGCGCTGCGGCGCTTACCACTCCTGACCGAGGCCACGTAGTCGCGGCGAGCCTGCGTCAGCTTGGTGAGCAAGGTCTCGTAGGCATACATCGCGATCTGCGGCGCAGGCATCACGCCTACGAACAAGGCCCGCTCAACCATTCGCCCGGACGACTCGCACCAGTGTTTATAAGAGAGCGGTCGGCACCCGAACACCCTGGCCACAATGCCGCTTAGGTGCCGATCCCAGGTTGGCCGGCGGTTCGCCCTGGGCTTCTCCGACTGGACTTCATCTACATCGCTCAGGCGCACATCCAGCTCGGTGAGACGATACTCACGCATGAGTGCCTGGGCTTGGCGCATTGCGGTGGCGGCCTCGTGCTCGTTCGAGCTTTTGGAAAGGGCTAGGCACCGCTAGATCTTGAGGATGACCCGCTCGAGCTTGCATTCGTCGTGCTGTTGTTCGGTCATGTTGTGTCCTTGTGCGCAGGCACCAACATACATAGCGCTGCTCAGCGCGCATAAAGGTATCATTTACCTTTGGTATTTATTGTTGGCGCATAGTTTAGGCTGGATGAAGCTTGGGGGAATGATGCAAAAGAGTTCGAGTGGTACCGCTCATCAGAGTTTGCTCGATGGGTTTAGCAAGGTCGCATTTGTATCAAGTGTTGTGATCGGTTTCGCATATTTCTCGGGGTTAGTTTATAACTGGGTTTTTTATAAATATTTCAGGTCGTCATGGGTTTTAGGTTTTCTTTCGCCTCAGGATCTGATCAAAGAAGGGTTGCCGTGGGTCACAGTCTGCACTGGTATCGCTCTCGTGGCATTCAATCGGTTTAGAGATTCCGACTCGATGCGCAGAGTTGGTTTGGCCGTGATTATGGCTCTAGGGTTTGTGATAATGGTTTTGAGCCAAATAGGCTATTGGGTTTTTGACCTGAATTTGGAGAAGCATCCACTAGTTAGTGGGGGCATAGAAGTAGCGTTATCTCTTTTGTTCAGCTCCGCGATAGCCATGGCAGTAAAAATGATACTTGAGGGATCAGATACTAAGAAAGCGACTGCTACAGCCTTGTTAGGGCTGGGGATGACTCTTTTGATGCTCCCGGCCATGCGGGCAGTAGATGACTATAACGTGCTATTAAGGGCTAAAGAGCCTGTTCCGATTGTTACATCGGACTCCCGTGAGGTGCTAGGTATTCTCTTAGGCTCAGTGTCGGGTAAGTTCTTGATCTACGATTGTAACGAGAGATACAAGCTAAAGCTGATCGATATTTCATCTGAACTTAGCGTTAAACCCGGGCCGTTGCAGTGCCCTGATGAGAGTGCCGGTTCGCCCGTTCATCACCGGAGAGGCGTGATTGCTGAATAGGTAAGGCGCTGGCGGGCAGCGCCACGTAGTGAGTGAACTTTTGCGAAAGTTGATGGCTCTGAGCCATTCCCGCACTGCACAGGGCAATGCGGCGTCTCAGAGATCCAGGCATGTTTTCGGATGAGTTCTTCGTTGCTTACGTCGTGGCAGAGGTAGTCCTGGTCATGGCGGCCTTCGCTATTGGCGTTCATCTGACGGAGCGCTAGCAGGGGATGCGCTGCGCTGGCGGGTCAGCCGGCGGCGCGAACCTTGAAACTCAGCATTGCGGTGGCGTCGTCGTTGAAGCATTCGGCCAGCTCTTGATAGGCCCGGTACTTGGCCTGGCTGCGCGTGGCTGCCCAAGTACGCCGAACATAGTGACGGGCGTCACCCAGCATATATCGGACGTCATCCCAGTTGTACATGCTGTTGGTGAGCACCTCCCACTGCTTGAGCGGAAGCTTCTCGGCCATCTCGCGATACTGCATCTCCCAGGGTGGGGTGATAGTTGCGGATGCGTTTCTTCGGGTCGCCGTCGAGGATTACGCCGATGTACTGCCCGCGGTCGGCCATGATTACGCCAGGCTCGCCGTTGGCGATGACGCGCCGGCCTATCTCAGCTGGTACGCCGTAATGGCGTCGGACGTAGTCGCAGTTGTAGTTGCTCATGGCTTTCTCCATGCATGCGCCGCCCTCCGTGGCCGGATGCGGCATGATTCATATTCGGTGTAAGCTAAATGTCAAAATTTTAAGGGACCGCTAAGCCATGAGGCAGAAACCAAAATTGCAGGAAAAGTGGGGGGCTCTCCTAACGGTCGGTCTAGTCTCTTTGCTTGTTACGCTGCTAATCATTTTGTCACTGTATTTGATTGTGTTTAATGATGGTCTGTCGGTTAGCGCTTATAAATGGTCTGCATTTGGGTCATATTTTGGCGGGGTTTTGGGGCCAGTTGTTTCCCTGGTCACCCTTTTTGCCGTAATGCGCACTATAGGACTGCAGTTGGAGCAAAGTGAGCATTTCGTCCGTGATGGCGCTCAGCAGAGGGTTGAAGCCTACAAAACCTGCCAACTTAAACTGCTAGACCAGCAAATCAATATGAATGAGCGAATGATCGATAGGTATAATCAAGAGGGACTTCGGTTGCTGGAACTATCGAAAGCCACTAACGTATCTCAGCGAGAACACTTGTTGGTGTTGGATCGTGCGATTCAAGAGTGCGAAAGTCGCGTCGGAAAGCTTCTGAAGCTTTCATTAGTGGTCTCAGTCTATGAATTTGGCAGCACTCAAGAGGTGCGTGCAAAAATGGAAAGTGAGCTCACGGCTATTGACGATAGCTTTAATGCCGTACGAAGTTTTGAAACGTGATCCACTCAATTAACCGAGTCAAGAAGTAGTTAATTGACGTGCTGCTGGCGTCGGCCATGCCGGACGCGAGCGGTGATGCGTTTCAAGCGGAAAGCTCCATGTCACGGTCATGCCAGCCGGCAAGCCACCAGCCGCAGCCCACGGTCATCCAACCGTATGGCTGAGCATCGCGTGACAGGCTGTTGTCGCGGCAGGCACGCCCGAGATAGTAGGCGGTGGGGTGAACCTGCTGCCGGCGCTTCATTACTACGCACCGGCCAGGTGGTGGAGCGGGGCGAACGGTATTTAGTCGTCGAAGCTGTCGTGGTCAGGCGGCGCTGACTGCTGGTTCTGCTGCTGGCGGGCGGGGCGTTGTTGACGTGGCTGCCTATCGGGGATTTGCCCTGTTTGATGACCCTGCGGCCGGCTACCGAGTAGCTGCATGGTCCCGTTGATGTCCACGATGATTTCCGTGGTGTAGCGCTTGATGCCGTCCTTCTCCCACTCGCGGGTCTGCAGCTTGCCCTCGATGTAGCACTGGGAGCCCTTTCGCAGGTATTCGCCGGCAATCTCGGCGACCTTTCCGAACAGCGACACCCGGTGCCACTCTGTGCGCTCGACCTTCTGCCCCGACTGGTTGTCAGTCCACTGCTCGCTTGTGGCCAGGCTGAGGTTTGTGACGGCGTTGCCGTTCGGCAGGTAGCGCACGTCAGGGTCTTGGCCGCAGGTTCCTACCAAACTGACCTTGTTGACCCCGCGACTCATGACTGAGCAACCGCTGCCGCAACGATGAACAGTAGGGCAAGGAGTGAGCACCAGCGGGTCGCGCGCTCGCCGACCTGGCGGGCCCTCACCAGTGCGACAACAGGCAGGGCTTTGGCCTCGATGGCGCGCTCCAGACTTTCCGCATAGCGAGCTGCCTGTGGATAGCTGGTGTTGCGGCCGTAGAACCGCACGCTGCGCAAGGCGAGCCAAGGGGTAGGCAATGGCTGATCCATCTCTGGCTCTGCAGGAGGCAGTCTTTGCCAGGCTTCAGGCGGAGGTAAGCTGCCCGATTTACGACGGCGCGCCGCTGAACGCCGAAATGCCGTACCTCTCCATCGATCGAGAGGTTTCGGTCAACAGCAGCCCGATATCGGGCCGCAAGCGCGAAACGCGCCTGCTGTACCTGTCGGTCTGGTCCGATGCCGTGGGCCAGGCCGAGGTCAAGCGCATCAACGGCGAAGTTATCGCCGCCCTCGATGAGCGCCGGCTGCCGCTGGAGGTGGGGCGCGCGGTTTCCGTTCGGGTCGAACAGTCCGACGCCGACGGCATCACTTACCAGGGCTCGCTCACCGTCCGCGTGATCACCACCCACTAAAAAACCTACCGGCCGCCCCGCGGCCTCTATCCAATGCGGCTTTGGAGGAATACCCATGCCTGCAGCAGACAATTTGAACACAGCCGCCGGCTGCCGACTCTTCATCGGCGGGAAAACAGGCGCGGACACCGAGACCGACTACAAGGCCGACACCTACGTCGAAGTGGGCGAGATCGAGGACCTTGGCGAATTCGGCGACACCTTCAGCAGCGTAAACTTCACCTCGCTGAAAGACGGTCGCGTGCGAAAGTACAAGGGCACCGCTGACGCCGGAGACCTGACCGTCACTGTCGGCATGGACAGTGGTGATGCCGGGCAGCGCGCAGTCAAGACCGCGCACAAGGACCGCAGCAAGGGCGACTACAACCTCAAGATCACCCTGAATGACGGTGACCCGACCGCCACCCCGGTGATCAACCCGACCACCTTCTACATGCGCGTCAAGGTGATGAACAACACCGTTGCACCAGGTGCTGCTGACAACGTGGTGCGCCGGAACATCACCATGGGCATCAACTCCGACGTGCTGGAAATTCCAGCCGCCGCCGCTGCTTGATAGGGGGCTTCAGTGAGCAAAACCCTGCACGGTACTACCGAGGTCACCGTAGGCGGTCGGGTGCTTGTCCTGTCGCCGACGCTCAAAGCGGTTCGTACCATCGAGGCCTACTTTGGTGGGCTCCGAGGCGCGTCCGAGCGGCTGCGTGCTGTAGGCGTTGATGCTGTCGTCGTCGTTTTCGCTGCCGGCTCCGGGATGGAAGACAAGGGCGCCGTCGAAGAACTTGCCGAGGAGATCTGGCAGCAGGGCGTTGCTGACCTGGTGCCAGCCGCGACGGCCTTCCTTTATGCACTTTACAACCCGCGGGGCGGTGACCCGGGGAAGCCGCCAGCACCGACGGGGTCAGCGCCGTAGAGAACGGGAGCTACGTCGACCGGATGTTCTCCGTCGTCGTAGGCTGGCTGGGCTGGTCGCCGCAAGTGGCCTGGACAACGCCGCTGCAGGAGCTCTTCCTGGCCATCGATGCACGGGTAGAGTGGGCTCGCATGACGCATCCATTTGCTGTCAGCTCGAAACCGGAGGGGCAAGGATCGAAGTCGAAATCTTCGAACGTCGCCGAGAAAATTCGGCAGGCGTTGTCTGGGCGAAAGGCACAGTGACGTTTTTGCCCAACTCACCTGTGAGAACATTTTTGTTGGCGTTGATCAACGATGGTAGATTTGCGCCAACCACAGGGAGAGTCGCATGAAACGTGTATTGTTGGTAATGGCAATGGGAGTTGGAGTCCTTTCTGGATGTAAGTCGCCTGAGGATAAGATGGTCTCGGTTTGCACAGATATTGCAAAAATGTCTGTCGCTGATCCTTCGTCATTGTTGGTTAATTCCGGGTCTGTTGTTCAGGCCATCCCTACAAAAGAAAGTTTGTTCAGGTTCGCCTCTTTGAATTTCGATGGTGAGCTAACTGGCGATAGTAAGGCTTGGTACGATATTCAAGTAAAAGAACTTGATAAGCTGAAGGAGAGCTATGCGAGTATTGATTACACGGATAAGTCTTCTTTAGCTCGAAGGGGGCAGGCAATTTGTTGGTTTATGGATAGGGGGGATGGACCTGTCCTAGGCTCCGTGTCAGTTGCCGGGAAAAGCTATTCGGGTACTGACTTGTTAATGGTTTTTGTCAGCAATCCAAGGCCTAAATATTTGAGCTCGTCTAACGCAATCGAGTAGCGAGACGTGAATTAATTTTTAAGCCGATCTGTCTACAGCCCGCTAGCGCGGGCTTTTTGTTGAGGCAAATATGGCTGAAACCGACATTCAGGGTATGCTGGTCAGGATTGAGGCAACCACGGCTCAGCTCCGGCAAGAGATGGCTCGCGCTGAGTCCAGCGTGTCGCAAACCAGTGGGAAAATCGACAGCAGCCTAAAGCAGGTGGATGAAGCGTTCGATAGGGTTGAGGCCAACTCGGTTGCTCTCCGGGAGGGGGTGGGACGTGCATTCAATGGCATCGGACTCGCCGCCGCGGGTGCGGTTGCTGGCTTGGTGGCGTTGACCACATCCACTCTTACCTATGCCCAAGAAGTTCAGAATCTCGCCAGCCTCTCCAACACTTCTGTCGAGGACTTCCAGCGTCTCGCAGTAGGTGCGAAGACCGTAGGCGTCGAACAGGAAAAGCTCGCTGACATTTACAAGGACACTACTGATCGCGTAGGGGAATTTATTTCTCGTGGCGGCGGGGAGCTGCAAGATTTTTTCAAGGACATCGCACCGCAGGTTGGGGTGACTGTGGAGAGTTTCAAAAACCTCTCCGGCCCGGAGGCCCTGCAGCTGTATTACACGTCGCTGGAAAAAGCAGGGGCCAGCCAGCAGCAGATCACCAGCTACATGGAGCAGATGGCCGATGAAGCGACTGCTCTTGTTCCACTGCTCAAAAACTCCGGCCAAGGCTTCAAGGATGCTGGTGAGCGGGCGGATGAAACTGGCGCAATCATCTCTGCTTTCGACATTGGCCAGATGGTGAAGCTGAACAAGTCCGTTCATGACTTGGAAAATTCATGGAGCGGCGCAAGCCATCAGTTGGTTGCAGGGCTTGTCCCAGGCATTGAAAGTGTAACCAGCATGCTCCAGGGCATGACAGACAATGGTAGCTCTAAAGCCTTAGGCCAAGCATCGCGTTCCTTGCTGACAACGTGAACATCCTGCTTGGCGTGATCGGTACAAAGCTGACTGCAAGTTTCATCGGCTATGTGGCTGCGCTGGGCAAGGGTATCTACTCAACGGTTGAGGCTACTCGAGCGACAAATGCCCAGGCTCAAGCTGCGCTCATGGCGGCCAAAGCCGATCAGATCGCAGCAGCTTCGGCGGTAGTCCGCGCTCAGAAAGAGGCTGACGCTGCTCGCGGCACCGCAGTTCAGACGGCGTTGTCGCTTGAGCTTGCGCAGGCAAGGATGGCAGAAACAGCAGCGACTGCCCGTCTTGGTGTGGCCCAAGCAGCAGTGAAAGCTTCGTCGGGCGTGCTAATGACCGTTCTCGGTGGTCCCGCAGGCCTGGCTGCTTTGGCTGTCGGCGCCGGTATCGCCTTCCTGACCATGGGCAGCAATGCCCAGCCGGCCGGCGCAGATCTCGATGACCTGAAAAGGCCAATCGAGGAACTGCGCAAAGCATTTAGAGAGTTGGACAAGGATCAGCGCGGAGCTGCGCTGGTCGGCGCAATGCGCGTGCAGGAACAAGCAGCCGCCGATGCCGATAAGTCCTACCAGGACTTTCTCATCACGGTGAAGAGGGGGGTGGGTTCAACAGTCGCCGCTCGTATTTCCGGCGAGGCGGACGAAGCACGGAAGGCGGGAAAGGGCCTATCCGAGTGGCTGGATGATCTCGGTAAGCGCTTCAACATCCCCCAAGAAGCGATGCGCAGCATGCGCGAAGCCGCCGGCAGTTATTCGACCGTGAGCCAGAGCGCGCGCAAAGCTGGTGAGCGTGTTTCGCTTTACAACAAAGAGATGGACAGCAAGGCCGAGTCAACCAATGCCGCCGGTGATGCAGACGCCAAGGCCACATCGGCCGGCCATACTTAGCCGCTTACCAAGCAGGGAGAGTGGTAATGCAGTTGCGTGAAAGACTTCGGGAGTTCCAGCTATGGTTCAACCCGAAGCGCAGACGGTGGGCTGGCGTGACCCTGATCGCGCTTGGGGTGGTTGGGATGTTTCTCAACCCGCAAAGCCGGTGGACCCTGGTGCTGGGAACTGGAATCTACTGGTTCTTCACGGCCCTGCCGCCCACACTCGGCGGCAAGCGTTGAGGTGCTGGCGGGCAGCGCCGGAGGGGCAGGCGGCGATCGGAAACTCTTTGCCCAGGGCCTGCTGAACTGTCGCGATGGCGCGGCAGAGGTAAGCCCAGTCAGGGTTCGGCTCCATGGCGCCAGGTCGGCGAGGTACACACTGATCGGGTCGAGGCCGTGCACCTCGGTGATCAGCAGCTTGGTGACGGTCGATGTCTCGATGTTCATGGCTTTGTCCATGCATGCGCCGCCCTCCGTGGCCGGATGCGGCATGGTGGCAATGTGAATGGCGAAAAATTGATTTGGTCTGTGGCTGTTAGAGGTGAACAAGACTGCGTCGTGTTAGATTGCGTGCATCAAACAAGGAGGTTTAGATGAGCCAGAGCAGAGACAGCAAGATCGATAATATTGAGTTCAATGTGGCGAGCATTGAGCGCAGCAAGGCTTTCTACGGTGAGGCCTTCGGCTGGAGCTTTGTGGACTATGGCCCCAGCTACACAGAATTTAGCGATGGGCGTCTTACTGGTGGTTTTACGACCGGGGAGCCCGTGCAGCCCGGAGGCCCGCTGGTGATCTTGTATTCAACTGATCTCGAAGAGTCGCAACGTAAACTTGTTTCGGCGGGCGCCCGTATCAGTCGAGAAATATTCTCTTTCCCTGGAGGGCGGAGATTCCACTTCACCGACCCCGATGGATACGAACTGGCTGTTTGGAGTACCGATATTCCAGAGGTTTAGATTTGCCCCCGATGGTTCTATGTATGCGCCGCCCTCCGTGGCCGGATGCGGCATGGTGGCAATTTGGTTTGGTTTGGGATGGGGTATTAGGGGTGACCGGCATGGGGCCGGGCATCGTCAGAGCCATAATCGCCTCCATTGCGTACGAAGGTGGCGCCAGGCCCGATGTCGAGTAGGTCGCATACTCGACAAACATCGCCAAAATGCCCAGCCATAGAGCTGGGCTTGTTCGTTTAGGGATTTACTTGAGGTGGGGCCAGACTGGTAGAATTTGCGCCCCTTGAACCTTGAGATGGATCTTATGCGACAGTTTTTGGCAATGACTTTTGGGGGGCTAACCCCGAGCTACTACGCTCGGCAGTTATTCTTCGGCGCGCTGTTTGGGGCTTTTTTCATTTACATGAAATCACGCGCTCCACTAGGTATTGATTTCGCAACGGTAGCCATCTCGGTGGTGAGTACCTTGCTCTATCCCTATTCTCGATTTGTGTACGAGAGCGTGGTGGGCTTCATCATGGGCCGCAACATGTTCTTCGTGAATGCGCTGCTGATGCTGTTTATCAAAGTGATGACGATGTTCATCTGCTGGTTCCTGGCGATCTTCATCGCGCCACTGGGATTGCTGTACCTCTACTGGCATCACAGTAGACAGCCTTCCAACTAAATCCTCCGAGCCCAGCCTAGCGCTGGGCTTTTTCGCTTATGTAGATGACGCTGAAAGTGCAGTGTGAGAGGGGCAAGGCGGCCGGAGCGAAAAGCGAAGAGGTCGCAACGCTGTTTAAAGGCCCGTCCCCAGCAGATCACAGGCACCCTGACACGGCTTCAGCGCCGGTCATCCGCACCCATTCATGAGCGCGGCCAAGTACCGGGATTTTTATTGCCCAAACAGGCCCTCAAGAGGGCCGGTGAGAGTTGCGCGATCAAGCAGCCTGCAGCGCGGTAGGTATCACCTGGAGTCGAACTCCGAACTTGGCCAGAGCTTCTTCCAGGCTCTCGAGCTTCGAGGTGTGCTCGAAGTCGACCAAGCGCCCGGCTGCGGTAGGGGAGATGCCGAGCATCGAGGCTAGGTCAGCCCGGGTCTTGCCGGAGCGGACCAGCTCATTCCAGAGTGCGATTTTTGCGACCGTTACGCCAGAAAGTCGAACGATGTGATCGCCGGCTTCGGTGGCAGGTGGAATTGCTCGCTTCTGGTCCACGTAGATTGACAGCGCCAGGGTGAGCCCGTCCACCGCATTTGCCAGAAGCTCCTCCAGGCTATCGCCCACGCTGTGAGCCTCAGGGATGTCTGGGCAAGACGACCAGAAGTGATCGTTTTCTTCATGAACCACGATTTTGTAGTCGTACATGTTTCCTCTCATGGGGCTGACTGGGCGTCTGTTCAGGGTGGTGGGGCCTCATTTGAGGCCCAGTTGCTTGATGATTGCCTTCCAGAGTCCTTCACCAATTTCCTTGGATCCGTGGCTCGGGAAGATCGTCTGGCGGTCCTTGTAGCGAATCTTGAAGTGACTGCCATTGGCTGACTTGCGACAATCTGAGGACCACTTATGGACAATCAGCACAAGAAGATCACCGGTTACCGCGATCTCACTCAGAGCTAACATGCCGAGACGCACAGGATGGTGTTCACGTAAGGATGGGCTAGCGGCTAAGTGCATCTTTCGCAAAATCGACGGCGGCAGTAATAGCAGCTCTTGCTTGAGGGCTATTTCTCCAGCATGTCGATCCCAATGCGGCAGATGCTCGCGCCAAGATGTCGGTTACATCGGCTCTGCTCAGTTCGGCCAATGAGGCGATACCCATCTGCTCAAGTCTGGTGATGACCGTTGGGCCTACGCCCTTGAGTTGTAATAGTGCAGCACGTTCCTTCGGTGGAAATGGCATCAGTGAAATCCCTATCTGATCAATGGTGCTTTGTAAGATTGCCTCATGTTGGTAGTCGGTACCACAAGCGACTGGAGGCCAAGCGCTTTGGCTAGACCCCTTCCACCGGTAGACCTGCTCGAATCGCTGTGGCTCACATTGCGCCCGGCTACCGGCGTATGGGACTGGGTGCAGAGCGAGATCCTCACTGACACCGGCGGCATCCACAACCCAGATCACGCCCACCTGATGGATGCCAACATCTGCGTGCTATGGGCATCGTCCGGATTCGCTAAGCAGGGGCGGGTAGTTCTCGGCCAGGCCGAGCAGCTGATGTTCCGCGCAGGCGGGTGGCAAAAGGCTCGGCAAGAGCAGCAGATGCGGGAATGGTTTGGAGACGAGCCGACCTACCTCATCACCCTGGCCGCCGACAACTGCGCCCAGTGCTCCGACGCTCAGTTCTGCACCCGGGTCGAGCACGAGCTCTACCACATCGCCAAGGCAACCGATGAGTACGGCGCGCCCAAGTTCACCCAAGACGGTTTACCCAAGCTCTACCTGCGCGGCCATGATGTCGAAGAGTTCGTGGGTGTGGGCCAAGCCACGACGTACAGCAGCTGATCGACGCTGCAAGCCGGCCGCCTGAGGTGGCCAAGATCAACATTGCGAGGGGCATGACCCAACCAAGTACGCCGGGCGGGGCCGGTTCGATTCCGACCTCGACCTCCACCATTCGAAAGCCCCGCAGATGAAAATCTGCGGGGTTTTTCTTTGTGCGCTGAAAAACCTGATCGTGTCTGCATCAGCCCTCCACTGGGCAGGGCTGAATGGCTATCAATCTGCAGGTAGCATTCAGAGCTTGTATTGAATGGTGTAGGACGCATCGGTTCTCGGTTCTATCGTAATAGGAATACCGAAAAGCTTCCCTCGACAATCACTGACAACACAGCGATACACCGTGCCTTGCTGGAGCTGGGCCCATAAGCCTTCGTCATGTATCGCGATACCTAGTACACGGTTGTTCGGATCCTCTCTGACCTGAGCAACGTAGTGGTCCAGGTCGCACCCGAACTCAGCAGTGGTAAGCTCTGGATCAAAGCCGATCAGCACACCGTGCCTTTTCAGATCGTCCCTGATGCGTTCAATCACGTCGTCTGCTTCTTGTTTTAGCATGATCGTTATCTCGCGGTGCTTGTACTCATCAAAACTCTAGCTGACCCTGATGATTTTCGTTGTTCATCGGTGTAATCAACGACTCACCCTCATTCCTCACATTTCCTACCGCCTTGCCGACCGGATACCACCGGAATTGCGCAGCTGGCATGCAACCTTGCTCCACGATCGTCGCAGCCCGCTGCGGCGATGTAGTCGGGTCGATCCATTCCCGCGCGAGCTCGGGGGGCAACACCAAGGGCTTCCTGTCGTGGATGTCGATCAGTCCCTGATCCGCTGCTGCGGTGATGATCACAAATCCATCGCGCTCGTCTGGCTCGGTGTTCTGGTGCACTTCTGCAAGCGCAGCGAAATAGAGCGGGGCGCCGTTGGCGCTTGTGATGTAGTACGGCTGCTTGCGCTTCGGATCCGCTGGGTCTGGTATCCACTCGAACCAGCCGTTCGCCGGCGCCAGGGCTCTACCACCTGGCCACAGGTCTTTGAAGAATTTCCCTGTTAGCACCGTTTCAGCCCGGGCATTGATCGGGTCCGGCCGCTTCCCCTTCGCCCAAAACGGCGACCACCCCCACTTGACCCGATCTACGCTGAGTCCATCGTCGACCGGGCGGATGATTTCGACGCGTGTCGACGGTGCCACGTTGAAGCGGTTGATTGGCGCGTGGTCGTAGCCATTGATCACCACCAGGTCCAGCGACAGCTGGCGCAGGTAATGATCCATCGACTCATAGATCGAATATCGTCCGCACAT